GGCTGGACCAGTTGCCCCTTAGTTCTATTGGCCTCTCACACTACAAACGCTTTCTACCAGTGGCGCGGCAGTATAATCAATTTCAGATTGTTCGTTATTTGTTTAGAAATTCATCAAAGAAAATGAAGTGGGTTTGGAAAGAAGGCACGAAAGTGCATGAACATCCAAACTATGTTGAGTATTGTACATGCGATTTGTATGTAAAGTTGTTGGATCCTGCATTTCATATGGCAGATACGTTTTTTGTGCCTAGAAGACGTAATTTAGCAGTAAAAAATTCAGATGAGATGTTTGAAGATTTGGCAGTAGATTTGGCGGTCACTTGGAAGATGCATCTAGGTGTATTTTCGTTACAGAAGGGTGATCAACGAATTAGGGAGGCGATTGTCCGTTCATTAGGTACTTTGGGAGTGAATCAAGTGCCGATACCAAGCCCTATTATAACACCTTTTCTTCCAAGAGAAAATTCTTATGAGTATTTCTTACCAGTCCTTAGGTTATATAGAAAATGGGATATGCATTATTATGAGAAGTATTTAGGGTTAGATAGACCAGAAGAATGGTGGCGGAATAACGTGTGGAAAGCCGTTTATTCCCAGGGTGGAATTTTAGTAGACAGTGGTATTCCTTGGAATCAAGGTTTTGGAGATTTGCAATTGCAGGCTTTGCGAGAAGCATCTTTCTTTAATAAAACATTTTCTGGAACCATTGTCGAAGGTACCATGTATTGGTATTCGGTTTATTCTCAAGAAGGTTTGTATCCTAATAAAATTCCTACATTGGTTAAAAAATATGATCAACCAACTCATGAAGTTACTCAGTTTCGTAAAGATAATATGCATCTTGATCCTTTAGCTATCAAGATGATGAATGAATACGCAGGCTGGGATAAATTTTATCATAAATTGACTTGGAGCTATGCTAGAAATTCTCAATTTATAAATCCTCCTTTGACGACTTCTTCAGGGAATCGTCCGGGGGAAGGTGAAACAATAATTTATGAAGATGAGTTTATGACCATTTATAAAAATACCAATGGAAAAAAGATGGAACAGATAGAGTGGAGTTTAGTAGAACTTGAAAAATGGGTTCATGCTATAATTAATGATGAACCCTATACTCCGCCCATGGGATACTATAAAGTAGTTATTAAGAGCGAGATCCATTTAGCTACGGGAATAGGAGCTGATTTTATAGCTTCATTAAAAAAAGTGTCTTTGAAAGCCCGTGAATACTTTATACCAGATGTATTCACTATTAATTTGGCTATGTTATTGCACGGAGAACGCCACAAGTTAGAACGTGGAAAGCTTATAAGGATAGGTATTAATTGGAATCATGGTGGTATGCATTTTTTTGCCACAGATTTTAAGTATAATTTGCCTTATATGTGGTGGTTTATGTGTGATATCAACCATTACGATAAAATAGTAAAAGCTATTGATATTTTATTGTGTAATGCGGCTACTAAGCAGTGGTATAACTTTTTTGATGAGGATGAAGAGAAAGTTTATCGCACGTTTGCTCGTGAGTGTGGTGATAGAACAGCCTTTAAAATAACTCAATTATTAGGAAATGTATGGCGTGCTATATTTGGAGATATGCCTTCAGGGTGTTTTCAAACTTCCAATATGAATAGTTGGATAGCTGGTAAGGAATTTTTTTCCTTATTTGTATGGTATTTGCTAAATGATTTTGAGTTTAGATGTGCGTTTATACAATGTATGGCAGCAGCTGAAGTTGTAGTAAGCGTATATGGAGATGATAACTTGTCAGGATGGAATGGTTGTTTGAATAAGTGGCTTAATGAGAAAAGTCTTCCCAAGTTTTTTTGGGAGCATAATGGATGGACGTGTAGAGATATAGTCTTTACAAATAAATTTCTTTCCACGCCAGATGGATTAGGAAATTTGAAGGAGAAAAATGCAGTTTTTTTGCAAATGTACGCTGTAGAACTCCCGCGTAAATATGCTGGTCCTGGAATGCCTGATATTGTTCATTATCGTCCTATGGATGTGAACATACGTAAATATGGCAAAGGTAGCTCTGGTGATAAGCGAGGCGACATAGAATATCTCTTATCTGCTATCTCAGGTCCTTATAATAATCCATGTAATGAACATTGGGTTGAATTTTGTCATATGTCTTACAAGTACTTTCTTAAGAGAGTGCCTAATTGGGCTGAAAAAGTAGATTATGCCTTGTTGGATAGACATTCTGTGGTTACTCGTGGAATGCGTAAAATGCATATAACAAAAGATGAGATAAAAAAAGGATTTCCCACTATTCATGACCTTAAGCGTTTGCTCAAAGTAGATAAAGAAAAATATGAGCAGAGTTATGCCGCTGATATATGGAGTGGTGATTTGTG